CGGGCGCGAGGATGACCACGTAAGACAGCGTGCTCAGGTTGCTTGCCGAAGACTGCTGGATCTGGTTGACCACCGTGATCGTGCTTTCGAACGAAGCAGCCGCGCCGCCAATCCCGCCGGCCGTGATCCCGGCCACACCGATCACCCGGTCGCCAACCGCGGCGCCCGTGCAGGTGCATGCCCCAGCGCCGTTCTTGCCGGTAAATGACAAGACTTTCGCATTCGTCAGCAGCGCGCTTTGCGCTACGTCAGTTGCCCAATCCTGTGGGTCTTCGCCCTGGAAATCCGCTTTCAATTGAGTGCCAGTTTTTACAGCCATTCTTTCTCCTGTGGTGAAAACAAAAACCGCCGGTGGCCCAAACGGACCACCGGCGGTAACTTCCGGGTAACCATTGTGTGGAGAGCGTGAAAGCGCCCTCGTTAGCAATATTCTAGCACAATATTTCTGCTTTACAACAGTTCAGATAATTGTCATTATGAGACTCGTCACTCACCCATTTATGTGTTTCTTATGGCACTGGGGCAAATTTCATGTTCAGGATCCCACCATAAAACCTGGAAAGTTGAACCCTCTTTGATTCCCCACAGCCTGCCAGGCCCATTGATCCGAAAACGAAATAGTTCATCAATATCATCCCTGATGATGACCTCAAGCCGGTCCCTTGCAAACTTTTCGATGTCTTCGCACAGAATAGAGTGGTCTCTTTTATGATTATCGCGGATTTGTGCCCATGTCATCATCTCATAAGATTTTAGGTGCATGGCAATCTCAAAAAAGCTGGTCTTATCCGCTTTCCCACTGGCAAGCTCAAGTTCGTGGTCAAAATAACGAAATGACCAACTCGGTCTTTGTTGGTCAAATCCATTCCCCTTAGGTATCGGAAGCCTTTTTACGGGATGCGGCTCATTTTTGATTTGAAGTTTCTTTTTCATACAGACGCGTCGATGGCTCCGTAATATTCCATCATCGCAGCATGTGAAATGACCGCGCAGCCTCGCTCGCCTGGCTCTATGTTCTTCCTTGCGTCTTTCCAAGGATCTTCCGTATGACTAAGATCGCTCAGCCACTGCGAAGATTTGTCGCCAAAGCCATTGATAATGACATCGACCGTCTCTTTCTGAGCCTCGTTCAACGCATCTGGATTCCCCTTAAAATTGCTTGCGCTAACTTTATACAGTCCTTTATGCGCTGCGTAGAGTGCCGGCACCACGGGCCCATTCGCCCATGCCTCAATCCGCTCTTCAAACAAAGCATCATCGTCCCACACCAGTGACCACGCCTGCGAGTAATACACCAGTTTCTGCAATTTCATCGCAGTGATGGGCCCTGTTTTATTTAATATATAAACAGCTACGTCAAAAACTGTAGCCATAATCCCCTCCTTTGTGAATGTGTTTGTGCGTGTACATAATATACATCTTTTAGAACGTTTAACCTAGGGTGATTTTTCGCGCATCTCAAGAGTCAAAATAGGCCCGCCTGGCTTCGTCTCCGCCATCCAATCCACCAGCGCCATGATCCCCGTATCCGTCATCATGTCGATGAACTCAACCGGGTACGACTGTCTCAAATCCTTGCTCGTTTTCATCCTGGGTCTCCTGTCTGAACTCCGTCATTTGGGACCCACCGCAATCAAAAAGCCGCGCCCGTTTCGGGTGCGCGGCCAGGCCAGCAAAGCCAGATGTGCTAAAATACACCTAGCTCTACATCGCGCCCATACCGCGGTGGAGGGTCAGAACCGGATTGGTGTTCCACCACCTTTCCGGTTCGTTTTTTAATTAGTTTTGTAAATCAGTTTTCTCCTTTGGCTCATCATCTTTTTGAACTTGCCCAAAAGATTTCAAGTAGTAATCGATCGCCGCAATTAATTCACCATTCAATGATCTGAAATGGTCCTCAGCAGCTTTGGTCATTGCGGCATGCATCTCATCGGGCAAACGCAAATTCAATATCTTCATGTATTTTATTTTAGTACTATTTTAGATAAAGTCAATACCTAAGTTCTGATAACTGCTGTTAGCCGCTTATCTTTTTACCGATGGCAAAGCGCTGCACCTGCAGCGGGGATGAACCGGGACGAGGCCACGCGCTTCTTGAATTGTGAATACTTTACCGCCAAGACTCGCGCATTTGCTGCAAACCCTGGGATCGTTAGCGTTCATAATTTCTACTTCGATTTCTATGCCATCGATCCCCATCTCTTCGTAACGATTCAAACTAGCTTCATAACTTGCCCTCACGATCTCCGTCCTCGCCATCAATTCCCCTCGGTAGATTCCAACCCCATCTACCTTGCTGGCCAGCAGCTTCCCCATCGCCTTCATCCCCAGCCCCTTCGCCATCCCTTCCGCCAGCGCCTGCGCGATCTGGCTGCCCATCGCCTCGGTGATCCCTTTCAGCGTGTCGAAATTCCGCACGTATAGGATGCCCAGCGCATCGGCGTGAATCGGCTGCCGGAACACCTGCCATAACTCATACTCGGGAACCGGCACCCCAGCTCTCCTCAAAATTTTGTCCGCGCGTTCGACTGAGCGGTTGTACGATGCCCTCACGTACACACTCTGCCATTCGTTCCGCAGCGTGATCCGCCGCCCCTCCCGCTGCTCCACCTCCAGGATTTCCTCGTCCACGCTTTGCCACAGCCAATCCATAAACGCCTGCGCCTTCCCCGCCGGATCGCTCGGAAAATCATACCGTGTCGCCGCCGCATTCCCAACGCCTGCTATCTTTTTTCCGTGCTGAAAGCTGAGCGCTGACCGCTGACCGCTACCCTCCAGCGCCAACGCATCATTCTCCACCACCGTTTCTAGGATCAACCGTCGTAACTTCACAAACCGCCGCTTCACCGCCTTGGCATACTCCGCTCTCAACCCCGCCGTTCGCGTAGGATCCCGCTGTGCATTGGTTACCAGGTTCATCCCCCCTCCCCTCTGGCTGACGACGCTTCGGCGCCCTGTAGAGGGTGCTGAGAGCTGACAGCTGACAGCCTCTTATGCCTTTCCACCAGCTCCCCCCAGCTCTCCTTCGGCGCCTTAAAGTTGATGATCCGTCCGCACCGGTGGCAATACCGCCTCGCCTCTGCTACCAGCCAGACGCCATCATCAAGCCGCGGCTTCCCTTCTACGTCCACCAGGTCCCCAACCTTCGCCGAACAGTTCGGGCACCGGTATGGAATATGGATGACCTCACACGCTTGGTTCATCGCTCAGATCGTCCTCCGTTGTTGCATCTTCATCATCAAGCAGCGCAGCCTCACTCTTATCCCGTGCCGGCCACTTCATCACCCGCTCGCGGAATTCATCCGGAGTGATCACCAGGTCAGCCGCTCCCGCCGGCGCGATCTTGGCCACTGCGCTTGCAACCTTGTCGGCCAGTGTGGCCCGATCCATGTCGCTCATCTCAAACAGGCTGGGCCACTCAACCTCATATTTTCCCGCAGAAGGAGCTGGCAGCGCGCCGGCTTGAATCAGCCGGTCGATAAACGGCCGTAAGATTGCCGGCTCAGCATGCTGCGTCTGCCTGCTGGCAATCGCGCCCGCCCAGGTGGCCATATCCTGGCTGCTGGCCAACTCTCCCCGCTCGCTGCCCAGCAGGATCCGCTGTGGGATGTCGCTGGCTGCCGAAATCAATGAAATCACCGACCCGAAAATGCCGCTCGGGTCAACCACGTCTGTCCCCAACGGTTCAATGTCAACCCCTCGCGTGCGGATCACCCTCCGCAGCCCATGCACATACTCGGCGATCTCATCGCTCAACGCCGCCTCCTGGCTTGGATCCAGGTCGAAATCATCCCTCACATCGGCGTGCAGGCCTCGGTTTACGTTGAGCCAATTGGCCTCGGACCCGCCCCCGACAATCTTCATTAGGTCATCCAGCCGGTTATAAACCCGCTCCAGCCGCGGCCGCCCGTAGATCTCATCCTCTTCCAGATCCTCGGCGATGTGAATGACCCGGCTCCAATGCACTGTTTCGGTAGGAAACCCTTCGCCCATCCGGATACTGTACATCTCCGGCAGCCGGTACCGCGGGTTGCCCGGATCAGTGACCAGGCTTTGCACCGCTGCGCTGCTTTCGGTAAATGGCGACAGGTAGATCACATCGGCCGCGTCGCTCAGCCCGCCTTCCAGCGGCTTGGATAAGCTGTCGGTCCCCGAGGTGCCGATCAGCAGCACGCCGTACCTTGAAATGCCAGCCAGCCGGTCAGCCCGCTGTAGAAAATGCCACAGCCGCCGCTTCTCAACCAGGAACTTGATCCCTTGCAAAAATGGGCTTTTCACATCTGCCATCGAGGTATCTTCCTCACCATCCTCGATGATCGGAGGCCTGCGCCAGGTATCCTGAGCCGGCAGATCGACAATCTTTCCCGCGATGTCCTGTCGGTGATACTTCTCAAAATATTGCTCAGCGTGGATCTCTCGCTCATACCCCAGAACTTCGTACAGATCACGCTCGCCGTTGAATTGCGTTCCCATCCGCGCGGCCAGCGCTGCCCGCCCCACGATCGCGCTCAGGACCTGCAGTTGTTGATTAGTAAAAACCTTCTCATCCATCATTACTCTCCATTCACGTCTGCTAACGTCAATTATCGGAACTGCTGCGTTGCACCCTTCTAAGTGCTTAATCTGGCTGACAGCTGACCGCTCGCTGCTTCAGCGCCCTGTAGAGGGGATAGCTTTTATCTCTTCCTACCCCAAGTCCCAGCCTGTTTAATCGGCGGATCCATGCTGGCTACGACCAGGTAGGCCTCACTGTGCGCGAAGTGATCAGCCGAAGCCTCGACATAGTTGGCCGTCATCTGCCCCCTCGCATCTTTCTCCAGCGTCCGCACCGGCGCCTTCAAATGGCTGTAATAATCTCGCACATCCCTGGCATAACCTGGCAGCGTGTTTTCCTGTTCGTAGAACCTGGCAAATGTCATATCCAGGACCCTTGTCCGGTCCAGGTTCACGACTCCTTGCTCAATATCCCACTGAGCCGGGTCGCTGCGCTTCGTCCCGATCTTCTGATTCACGTAATAAGCCAGCCAGATCTGGCCGCGCTTATAACTATCCTGAAATTCGCGCGCCTTCCTCGTTTCAGGCAAAGCGTCAATCACCGCCCGCGTCACAGTGAATCGTTTAAAAAGTCTGCCAAGCTCTTCGAAGGAATCCACCTCGCCCGCCCATCGTTGTGGTCGTTCGCCCGACTCTGTGTCCCTGGGCCCACGGATAACCACATTCAGCAGCTTATTCACGTCCACCCCGGCCACCGTCGCCTCCCCCTTCACCGGCCCGTGGCCATAATCGCGCCGGCATTCGTCAAGCACCTCATCGGTAATTTGCCCACCCCGCGGTGTGTAAGGCTCTCCCAGGTCCTGGTTATATGTCTCTCGCCGCTTCGTTTCGTCGGTCGTCTGCAGCGCCAGAACCAGTGTTTCAAGGTTGGCTGTCGGAGAAAACAGCTTGGTCAGGTGGTAACCGGCGATTTTCCTCCCCGGATATGCCGGCACCCAAACGCCTCGCCCCAACCTGTTGAGCGTTTTTCCACATTTCCTGCATTCCAACCCTTTATTCCACCCAGTCGGCCGCCCAAGATCGTCCCACTCCCTTACCAACAGAGCCAGTGTCAGCGGTTGCAGTTCCCGGCAGGCCTCGCACCGAACGTGCCATTCCCGCTGGTCGGTCTCCATCCACTTGGCATGGATCCCAACCCCGGGATAGGTCGGCGTCGAGATCCACCGCTGTTCCGCGATCTTGCTGTGCCCCAGGCGCTTTTCAGCGATCGAGGGTGCCCGAGGGTCAATCTCGTCTACCTCGTCCAAAATGATCACATCCGCGTCGATCGATTTCAATTGCGGCGCCTGGCCATTGACCTTCACCTGGCCGCCGCGCAGGTAGATAAATCGATCCCGGATGCGCTTCAGGGTGACCCGGTCTGCCCCGCGCTTTCCCCCCTCAGCCCCGCCTTCCACCACAATCGATTCCAGGTAAGCGCTGGCTTCGATCGCTGGCCCAATCCGCGCGCTCGAAAAATCACTCACGTGTGTGTCGGTCGGGAAGATATACAAAACGGTAGCCATCCGTTCATCCGCGGCCTGCAGCGCATACGATACTGCATACTCGCTGGCGCCCATCTGGGCTGCCTTGTCCAAGACCAGCACCTGACTTTGATCTTGGTAAATATCAACCAGGTAGGAATGGTGTGTAATGTCAAACGGCGCGCCCGGTTTCAGATTGGGCCGGTTCAGGATCGTCCACAACAGCAGGTCGCCCTTCCGAGCCGTCCGCCTGGCCTGCTCTGCCAGCGCACCCGCCAACCGCACGCGATTATTCGTCGCTGTCGTCTGGTTCGTCGCCAGCATGCCCGCCTCCAGAATACACGCTCTGCAAATTCTTGATCTGCTGCTCCAGCTCTGCATCACTCAGTTGTGCAGCTCCTCCCTCCGGCTGACCGCTGACCGCCTGTCCTGTAAGGGCTGATCGCTGAGAGCTCTTCTTATTCTTCCCCTCCAGGTCTCCCGTCATCTGGAACATGATTTTCAAATACTGGAATGCGAACTTATCATCCCCGCTTGCTCGCTGGATCAGGTTATTGATCGCATCCCGCCGGTGCTTCATCAACGGCTCGATCTGCATCGCCGCCACCCGCTCGTCGATCGTGCCGTCTTTCTCCCGCCACTTGCGCAGCACCCGAGAGCTCTTCAGCCCCAACATCCTGGCCAGGTCCTCCTGGTTCTCAGGCCACCGGTCAAACCCTGGGCTGGATGCCCAGGCGATATAAGCAGCCTTTCGCCAATCCCACCCCTCCAGGCGCAGCGTCAGGTAATCGCCCCACCACGGGCACTCTTCGCGCTTCTCCAAAAACGCCTCGCGCGCCTGCCTGCTCTCAGCCTGCCCTGGTGTGGCCGCCGATGCCGGAAACGCCGTCTCTACAGGATCAGTCTTCTTAGCTGCCATGAGCGCCTGAAAAAACGGAATCTTCGGAACTTTTTATTTTATGGAAAGCAGCTGCCGGCCAATCAAGCCGCCCGGCCTGGCCCGAACACCCGCCTGCCATCAGCCAATAAAGGCTATACGCATTAGTTAGCACGGCCTTCATCTTGCGCCTTTTGCCGCATTTTCACCGGCTCATGCCCCAAAGATTTCACCTGGAAATGCAGCCGTTCCGCCCAGTCGCGCAAATCCGCGTTCTCTTGCCGGAGTTTGCCCAACTCAGATTCTTGGATCTTAATCCTGCTTTCCAACGCCGCCAGCTCATCGCGCATTTTTCGAATTTCGCCGGCATAAATTGTCACAACGTTCGCGTAACTCTCCGCTGCGTCGGCCTCCGAGGCCTGCGCTTCACCGGCCAGCTTCTTAGCTTCCGGCCTTGCGGTTGTAAACGCCTTCCAGAGTGCCAGCGCCGCCAAAATCACAGCTGCTATGTCCGCCAGGCTGGTACTAACATTCATTCCCCCCCCTACGCCGTAATGTCAGAATCGCCCCGGCCAGGATCGTCGAAAGCGTCAAGGTGATCAATGGCCTGGCCACCGTCGACATAAACAGAAATCCGTACTCATCCGGCACTGCGTTCAATATCACAACCAGATACAACAAGGTGTAAAGCAGGCCGATGACCGCATACAACATCTTGACCCATCGCCATGAGGTATCGCAGCGTCGATAAAACAACACGTTCACGATAAAAATGGCCAGCCCCAATCCAAAATTGACAACCGATAAAACCATGTCCAGAATCATGGCATGGTTTTGCTGGGCAGTTTTCGCACCAGCCCCTCCACCCCAACGCCAGCAATGTAGGATCCCAGGCCGGCCGCCAGCATGATCAATTGATCCTTGCTCAGCCCCATCGGCAGCGCCACGTGGAAGGCATCCAGAAAGATAACCACCAGCCCGACCACCGCCGCCCAGAACTTCCTGCTCTTGATCATCCCTCGCCAGTTGCCTGCGTTCGCTCCTGGGTCGATCGCCACACCCACGATGTAGCTTGCGATGATCACCGTCAAGGCCGCCGCCTGGTCAACATTCAGCTGGAAGCCCGGAACCTGGCTGCCGATCACGCTCACCAGCACCAGCAAGACCGCTGCCCAAACCTTTCGCGAGTTGAGCACGTCTTTTAAACCATAATTGGTTGGGTTCGAATTCATAACTCCTCCTGGAGAAAAGAATCGGTGCCCAACCAATTGTTTGTATTACTATATCATTTTTCTGGAAAAATCAAACTCCATGCAGGTCTTTACAGATCAGATAACTCAGTTTATCCGTCTGATTCCTCTTCCATTTCCCCGATCAACCTCCAAACCAGCCCCATCGCCTCGCGCCACGCCTTCGCTTTCTCTTTCCCGCATGGCACCGCCTTCACTTGGATATCCACGCTTTCAACTTGCTCCATCTCGAAGAATTCTTGAAGTGCCTCATCGGCAGCCAGTTCCATGCTCATCTCGTCATCTCCAGATAAGCCGTAGTCACCTCCAGGCTGCTGTGCTTCAGATCCGCCTCGATATCATCCGCTGTCCTACGCGCCTTCTTCTTCGCCGGCTGCGTCCCATACACCCCCCACACCCGCCCCGTCAGTTCCACGCTCGCGCTGGCCAGCTGTTCGATCGCCCCTTCCAGCTGCTCCCGGTCCGCCTCGTCCAACCCTTCCGGGCTGCGCAGGCTCACCATCCGCATCTCCCGCAGTGACCGCAGCGCGAAGATCACCTCGAACAGCGCCCCGCCTGGCTTCGTCTCCGCCATCCAGTCCACCAGCGCCATGATCCCCGTATCCGTCATCATGTCGATGAACTCAACCGGGTACGACTGTCTCAAATCCTTATTCATTTTCATCCTGGGTCTCCTTTTGAACTCCGTCAGGTTGGACCCACCGCAATCAAAAAGCCGCGCCCGTTTCGGGTGCGCGGCCAGGCCAGCAAAGCCAGATGTGCTAAAATACACCTAGCTCTACATCGCGCCTAGTCCGCGGTGGAGGGTCAGGGTCGGCAAGGTGTCTCACCACCTTGCCGACCCGCTTTTTCAATATCTATTGTCGGTTTTCTTTTTCTACCTTACAAATCTCTTTTTTCTCTGCCTCCTGTTTGACGTATCTTTCCAAAGCGACCAAAACTTCGCTATTTAAAGAACGATGGTTTTCCACTGCTAGATCTCTTAACTTTTGCAGTAATTCCTCAGAAAGGCGAATAGTCAATCCGTTCATAGTTGTATTATAACACCATTGAAAAGAAATTCAAGTAGTTTTGATAATCATGCTTATCGGCCTAAAGTTGTATTTCGGAAAGGGATCACAAACGCTCCATTCGTCCCGAACGAAGCATCCGACCCCATCGCCCCGACTCGTATCCTGCCTTGTTCAACCAGATCCGAAAGTTTCTCTCTCATCGCAACATCTCCATTTTGAATTTTTGCCCGCGCACCCAGAAGGAAGACGTGTACGGCACCGCCATGCCCTCGCCAGGGCAATCGATACGGGTGCGCGGGCTATGTAGCTGCGCGTTCAGCATTTCTAATCAACAGGCCAGCGCTAGCCTGGATTATTCATTTGGGCAGTTCCCATAATTGCTATTAGCGGCCGCCCGTTCTTCACGCCGCTTCCTGGCCACCTGCATCAACGTCAGCTCCCGATCCCAAAACGTCACAGGGAATTTCCCGCGGCCAGGTTCATCGTGCAGCACCCCGCACTGCCGTGGCCCATCCTCAGTCCAGCACAGTTCCCACCGCATATACCCGTGCTGCACCTGGTCAGACTCAACATCGATATCCTGCCATTCCTTCGCATACGCGCAAAACGCCTTGAAATCGTGGTGCCCCTTCGAGAACACGACCATGATCTCCCCGTTATCAATGTCGCGCAGCGTGTCTACATCGAGAAGATATGTTTTAGGCATGTTTCCCTTCTCCCCCTTCCTCGGCGAGCTTTACTAATTCATCGATCACACCAAAAACACTTTCTAACAGGATTTTTTGTCGAGCTAAAGCCCACTCGACAGATTTTTGATCTTTTGCTTGGTTAATTGTTTCTTGTTCTTCATTCCACTCATTTTTATAGGCCAACAGCGCATAACTGTAGTGTTGAGCCCATTCGACCCTGCCTTCCAACCGTTCAATCGCTTCCCGCTGCCCCTCATAGATCTGCGTCGCCCGAACGCTAAACGTTTCACCTCTCTCCCATCGATTGATTTCATTCTTGAGATTGTTTAGTTCCATCTGGGCGTTTGCTGCCCTTTGGCTAGCGTCATTACAGCGCGTTGATTTCCCATAATGCTCGCTGCCCTTCATCGTGCTGAAAGTCAACACCTCTTTCCCTTCCTTCGGAAGAGCGTCTTCCACTGCGACCCATTGCCCCATCAAACTTTGCTTTTCCATTTCATTTCCCTTTCTCGCCGGCGGATTTCAGTCCGCCGGCTGCTAAGACCTGTTATCGTAACTAGCTGATCGCTGAAAGCTGAGAGCTGATCGCGTCTTCTTCCCCCGCCATCCTCTTGATCAGTTCCAACGTCGCCTTGCAATCCCCGATCGCGCTGTGATCGCCACCTGGCAGCCGCTGCCACCGGAAATTTCCGTAATAATCGTTCCACTCCCCCACAAACTTCGCGTATGGCATCATCGCGTCAATCCACATGAAATACGCATCCTCCGCAGGCAGCCCGACCGCTCGCGCGCTCTGCACCAACATCCGTGTGTCGTACTCCCCGTTGAAAATCACCAGGTACTTATTCCCTGCGATCTCCCGGATCTTGGGCAGCACCTCTGCAAACCCCTGAGCACTGGCCAGCATTTTGGCCGAAATCCCATGCACCATGAACGCCTTCGAACTCATCTCGCACGTCGCCTGAACCAGCGTGTCCAGCAGCACCGCCCCATCCGGCGCCAGGATCCCCACCTGCACCACCTGGTCGTTACTCATCAACCCGGTCGTTTCCGTATCCAGGATTACCCAGTCCTTCCTGGCCAGCAGCCCCTTGGCCCACAACACCGCTTCTTCCCGTGCATTGGCGATAAACTGGTCGAAATCATCGCCGTTATCAAAAACCATCTCAGCCATACTCACCCTTCCTTCCTTTTTCTCTGATCCCGCCTAACCCGCGCCTGGACCACCTCAGGCGCATCTTTCAACCGTTCTACCAGGCCCGGATCCCACAAGTACACAAAGGTTTTAAACCGGGTCGTATAACAGTTGTCATGCTTCAGGCTCGCTTGCGTCGCAATCCTCAAAAACTGGCTGCTCGAGATGCCCAGCCGCTCCGCCATCCACCAGGCCGGCCGCAGGCCTTCCCGGAACTTCAAACACTCGATGTGCATCAGCCCGTTTTTCACCCGGAAGCACTCGCTGCCCTTCGGCAGTTCCTTGTGGCACCAGACGCACTTGTTATCTGCTTTACAGATATGCACATCCCACAAGACCTCTTTTTCCTCGTTCTGGAACATCGCCAAAATGCGTTCCTTCTTCGGTTCCATCCCCTCACCTCTTCATCATCACGGCGTGGTAATCGTCCTCGCGCGCCGTCGGCGGGCACCAATCCAGCCCCAGCGCCCGGAAAATCCCTTCCTCGCTCCCATCATCCAGCCGCTCGCCATCCCGAAAAATCCCATACCCCGCTTTGTATTGCAGCCCCATTCGAATTGCCCGCTGCGCCAGCGAGACATTGAACCGATCACTGCCCGTCCGCATCTGGATCAACGCCCCAAGATTGCGCCCATCCGGCTCGGCCAGGTAGATCTCCACTGGCACCCGGTGTCCCTCGCCCGGCTCCAACACGATCTTGCGTGGATAATCGTCCGCCGTCCGCAGCCACATTCCGCTCGAATGTAAAATCTCGATCAGCTTCACCGGCAGCAGCTTCGTCTCGCTCGCCCCAAACAGCGAAGTCTGGGCAGCCGCCACTTCCTCACACAACGGCCATGCCACAATGTCGATATCATGCACTTGCGCCTTCCGCCGGCGCATACTTCCCGCCAGCGTAACCCGATGGCAGGCCGGCGCCAGAGCCATCATCACCACCGAGGCCTGCGCCTCCGCCACCTTCAAATCGAACAACTCGCCTTTCATTCTGTCCTCCTGAAACTCTTTTTCTGCTTCATACCTCTAGCCTCATCTGGCTACGCTCAGCCCGCATCTTGATCCCCCGCGGATCTCGCTCAGCTGCATGGCCTATTTTCAGATCCTCAACCCAGTTCAACGGTCTTAGCGGAATTCGCCATGTCTGCGTCAGGTCATCATTTATTGCAAATGCCTCGAACCCGCTTGCCTGGTAGATCGTCCCTTTATGCACCTTCGTGTCACAGTAGCTCAGTAGCCAGCGCAGTTCGTAAGGCTCATCCAAAAATACTGGAGGCCTGCGCACCAGATAATCAACCCGCACCACCTCCATCGCCGCCTTGATCGCGACACTGGCCACTGTTGACCGCCACTCTCCTTTACGGTCCCGAAAACCTGGCACCCTGCCTTCCTCACAAAATTCGCCGCCTGTCTGCAACTTCGGATGGATCCATACCCGCGCCAGATTGAGCACCTGCCAACGAGTACATTCGCACACGCCAGTCTGGACATCCTCAACGCTGCCAAACCACCCACGGTAAAACGTGCATTGTGGCCGTCCAAAAACCAGCCATCCCGCCTCGCCGACCATCCCATTCAAGTAAATGGCGTAAATCTCGTAACTCGTTCGCGCGTCCGGCATCTTGTGTAAATAATGGAACTTCGTTATCACCTCGTCACAGATCTTAGACAGCAGCGTTTTCCGCTCGACATGCTGGATATAGATTGGCCGGTAATCGTCATTATCTGTACTCATCCCTACCCCCTATCCCGCATCATAATGAGCTGGTTTTCCAGCGAGCTGATCCGCAGCATCAGCCGCTGCAGGCCGCGCCCCATAGCCAGGTTTCCGGGTGCGCCGAACAGCTCCGCCAGTTCGAGCAGCGCCCGCTCCTCGTCCCGCTTCCACGCCGCTTCTTTCTCCAACCGGAATTTCAGCAGTTCCTCCTTGTGTTCCTCGAACCCCTCCGTCATCTCGATGTCCCATATCGGGTCCGACTCCCAGTTCGTTTTCAAATGTTCCAACTCTTCCTTCGTTTTCATCCAACCCCTCGTTCCTTCCTGTTAGCTGACCGCTGACCGCTGAAAGCTGATCGCTTAATTCCCAAACCAAGCGGAGCGCCTCGCGCCATGCATACACCTTCTCAGGCCTGCATGGCACCGCCCTGGTCTCAATCCGCGCTCCCTCGATCCTTTGCTTCATCACATCCTTACAGCGGCAAAACAGCCTGATTCT